CCGCGATCTGAGATTGTGTGGCCCGGCTAACCGTGCCGCGCGGAGCGTCGATATGAAAGTGATTCACGATGTTCAAGCTCTTGCCCCAAGAGCCACCGTTGGGTATTACGGTGCCGTCAATCGCTGGAACCATGACCTCTGGCCCATCCTCGCCGATCAGGTACGGCACGCCCGCTCTAACCGGGCCACCGCCCGCGCGCGGGATCAGCGCCGAAAGATCACCCGGGGCAAACTCCGAAAGCGCGCTGCTGGCGCTGCTCGAAAAGCTCGCTGCCCTTATCGCGCTGCCCATGCTGATCCCGGCTGAGATGCCTGCGGCAGTGATCGCGCTTCCCATCGTGGTGGCCGCTATCGAGCCGCTAGATATGATGGATGCGCTTATCGCTGCGCCTGCCTGCGCGCCTGAACTTGCGCCGCCCAGTGCGCCACCCGTTGCACTCGTGAGCTTGCTGAACAAATCGCCAAAGATGCTCTGGAATAAACTATCAACCGCGCGCCGCAGTAATCGAGTTTCAATATCTGCTAGGAACTGATGGAAGGCTTTGCTTGCCGATTCCGTACCGTTCACGAATTGGACAAACGCATCGCTTGCCGCTTGCTCAAAGTCATCCCGGATTGCGCGCGCCAGTTGATTCGTGGAAGCCTTGAGCGCGTTGATCTTAACCGTCAGTTGGTCATACTGCTCCTGCGCTTTCGTGTCGCCGATATTCTCTAAAGCCAACAACCCGAACTGCTGGCGCAATTCAGTGAGCGCTTCAATCTGCTTGTTGATCGCCTCATCCTGCGCATTCATCAACTGGATATCGTTCAGCGCGCCTTGCGATCGCTGCACATCCAGCGCCGACATCTGGACGGCAAATTCTTTGTCCAGCTCCTTTTGCTCATTAGTGAGCGTGTTAAGCTCAGCCATCAACTGCAAGAGCTGATCCATATCGCGGATGATCTGAGGATTAAGCTGAATCTCCTTCAGCGTATTCCGCAATTGCTCCGCATCAATGCTCGCGCTCTTAAGCCCGGATGCATTAGCCAACGCCTGCGTCCGGATGAAAAGTTCATTAAGCTGCGCGATCGCCTGCTGTCGCGCCGAAGCTTCCTCACCGGCGATGGTGGTAGCGCTCTTGTGCTGCGCCTCTCCAGCCGCAGCGATATCGGCATAGGACTGCTTGAGTTTGTTCTGAATCGCGAGTGATTCAGATTCTATCCCGTTAAGCTGCCGGGCAACCTCCGCGCGCTTTGAATCGAAATCGAGCGCGGCCAGTTGCGTCCTATCGGCATCCGTTTGCAGTGTGATCTTCAGTGGGCGGTTGGCCAGATCGAATGCGGCTTTGGCCGCGTCCTCAAAGTGCCCGGTCAGCGTCAGGATTTGCTGATCCATCTTGCTGAGCGAATCTGCCGCGCGGAAATCGTCCAGCGCCTCCGCAGCCTTTAGAATCGAATCGGTCAACGCCTGCGTCTTGGGGATGCCGCGCGCTACCGCGTCATCGAAATCGTTGAGGACTCCATTCGATATCTTGCCCTGATCTTCAAGCTTCTGAAGCTCAGTGTCTATTTGTTCCTTGCTCTTGCCAGCCAGCGTCCGGACTGACGCGCTGAGCTTGCCTAGCGTCAGGTCATACGCAACCGCTGCCGCCCCGGTGAGTCCATAGGTCGCGGCTTGCTCGCGCAGCTTATCATCCAGCTTCGCCAGTTGCTCGATCGCATCGTCAATGCCCTTGGTGACGTGCGCATCCGTTGGGTGCAAATCCTTGAGCCGCTGATTCGCTACATCCTGCGCCGCCGACTGCGCCTTAATCGCGTCCAGTTCATCCTGCGTGACCTGATGAAGAATCAGGCGGCGCGTTTCACGGTAATTTTTTAGCGCCTGCTCGCTGCGCGCTTTCTCATCCGCATCGATCGCGGCAATCTGGCCCAGCGTGGTCTTAAAATCGTCCAGCGCTCCTAGCGGGTCAACAGTTGCCCGGGCAAGATCGCCGAAAAGCGTGATGAGTAACTTGCCCTGCGCGATGATGTAGCCAATGCTGTCGCCAAGTCCGTGAACGATAAAGCTGGCTTGAACGAGTAGCAGCGTTAAAGTTTTTATCGCGAATACTATTTCATCAACTACTTCTCTGGTGTTGCTTCCGTCCTTTGCAAATCCAACCATCGAGTCCGAAAGCTTTTCAAAAGTCGGCAGCAATTCCTCCAGCGCACGGTTAAAGACACCGTGGAACGCAGCCTGCATTCGCTCAACATTCTGCTCAACTTCATGCGCCGCCTGCGCCGTCGAAGTTGAGATGGCCACTCCTAGGTCGATAGCCTCCTGTTGCAGTTGGCGAATTTTTGCGCCGCCCTGATCGAGCAACGCGATGAAGTCCGCACCGCTGCGCCCGAAAATTTCCTGAACCACGCGCGTCTTGGCGATGCCGTCCCGGTAGGAAGCGACTGCATCAGCGACATCTAGAAATAGTTTCTGGCTATCCTTTATGGTGCCGTCAGTATTCTTGATGTCGACGCCTAGCGCCCGGAATGCGCCCGCTGCTTTCTCATTGCCCTCCGCCACGCTGCCCGCAGAGCGCGCCATACGCTCCAAGGGCAATGAGATATCGTCCACACCTTCCAGCTTCGCAGCATATGCCAGATGAGAGAGTTGATCGGCTGCGATGCCTACCGCGTGCGAAAGGATATCAAGCTTGGCCGCGCTCTGTACAATCGACTCGCCAAAGTCAAAGACTTCCTTCAGCGCATAGAGTGCTGCAAAGTTTTTGGCGATGCTGGAAATTGACTCGCCAACTTGCGTGCCAAATTTCTGTATCTGATTGCTCGCATTCTGCAAGCCCTCAGTGTACTTAGAGATGTTGGCTTCAAGCGTGACTACTAAATTTGCCAGATCAGTCATTTCTTTCTCGCACCAACCATGCTGCGGAATAGGCCAAACAAGCCGGAGCGCTCGTCAGCGGCTTTCTTGTTTGGACTCACTAGTAGAAAATCTTTCAACTGATGCTCACCTTTAAAATTCCCGCGCCGGATTTCCCGGGAAATAATTGCCGCGTGAAGATTATCCCGGTACGGTCCCCACGGCTCTTCAATCCAGTAGCGTTGGAGCAAGTCATAATCGGATGCGCTTAACTCCGGAACTTCACTTGGCGGAATCCCAAGAGCCAGACTCACTCTGCATCTAAAGAGCTCATCCGGCATCAGACTTTTTTTCTGCGCCCTCCCTAGCCAATCCCGAAAGTTTCATAATCGCGAGCGCAAGCTCACTGACGACATCGCTTGGATAAGCGTCAGCTTCATCCTCAGTGACGCGGGGATTAACCGCGCCAAGCGAAATCAGGAGTGAAGGGCCACGGTACTGATCTACCTGCGCAGCCTTCACCCACTGAGATCGCTCAGCGTGGGTCAACTCCCGAACCACAAACGCCTCGTCTCGCGCCGTCACAGTCGTTTCTTTTAGCTTGAACTTAGGCATGTTCTTATCCTTTCATTTTTCAGCGTTGTGGATCAGATCAGGAAGTCGGCACCGTGACGGAGCCGCTGATCTTGAGCGTGAAGCTCACTTCAGCCTTGCCGCCAACCGGAGCCGTGACGTTCCATCCCAGTACCGAAGCGCTGAATTCAAACGCCTCTGGCGGGGATGTATCGTCTGCGAGAAGTCTAAAGACTTCCGTGGTATGATTCTTGAACGCCTGATACAGCGCCAGAATCGTTGGGTCGCCTGAAAGGTAATTGCACTTCAGGGTGATCTGTGCGCCGTCAGCGAGTCCCGAGCGATACACCCGGGCATCGTCGCAAAGTGACGTAACATCGATCTGTGGTTTGTTCTCACCGATCGAACCGGCATCGACCACCGCGCAAAAATCTGCGAACGTGGGCGGCGAACCGCTGCCGATCTGAAAGGTGAACTCATTGCCTATGCGAGTAAGGCTTGAGGCCGGTTCGGTCATCTCTAATCTCCTTTGCTATGCCAAATAACTAACGAAGTCGACACCCTAAAATATCCCGGCTCAGGGTCAAGGAGTTGAACTTCACCCTCCTGCCGGATGGACGCGACGTGAGTGCCACCCATCGCTCCACGGAAATCTATTAAGCAATCCTTCAGCGCTTCGGCGACTTGCAGCGCTTCCTTATAACTTTTTGCGTAGCTATCGAATTGGTAAACCGCTTCCGTCATCAAGTCCTGCGCGCAGTAAGTGCCGCCAACAACGTCTGATATTTTCGAGAATACCACGAATGGCGCGTCAACCCGTTGCGGCGCAAGCAACGCATACACCCGCTCATTGATCAGCGCCCGGAGCGCTGAATCAGCTTTCAATCGATCAAATAAACCTTCCTCGATCATAGCGGTATCGAAGTCGATGAGATGCCTCTGAGCTTGCAAACCTTCACGATATAAAAATTCAGGCTATCAAACATCCCTTGCTTTATCTCGCCCTGCTTTTCCTTAAACGCAGGGCGCAGCCACGGATGGGGCGGCGCGCGCTTAGTGCCGCGCTCAACGAATTGCACCGCATAGTAAGCGCGACGGTTCACGCCAACACTCGCCTTGGTCGTCTTTTTATCTTTCGACAGAAACGTCACCAACCGGATATGCGCTTTCGCATAGCCGGGCTCAATCGTCTCGCCCTTATAACTGCGGTGCGCTTTCAGCGCCACAGGTATCTTGCTACGCGCAGCCTCGCGCACCGGCTTCATGCCGTCGCGCCCGGATTTGCGCAGCGCCTTGCCATCCTCAAGGCTCCCGAGCTTGCGCAGCTTAAAAACAAGCTCATCAACTCCCTGTAAATTTGCGTCATCCATGCGCGCTATTCCCGGAAGCCGTCAGCGTTGCGGCGAGTACACATTAGGGAGATGGTTTTTCGGCCAGTATCCGCGTCCGGGAGCATGGCAGTAACATCGTAAATATCGCTGCCGTGCAAGACACGCATTGTTTCGATAACGCCCGGACGCCATCTGATCGTGATGCTCGTGTCCACAGTAGACTCGATCTGCCTCGCAGAAAAAAATTCTCTGCCACTGATAGGCTCGATGACCGCTGGAATGCCGCTTGCGAAAGTCGTCCATGTTTCTAGGATGCCTCCGGCTGAATCACGTGTCGTGGTCCGCGCCTCCAGCGTTATCCGGTGCCGGAATCTCCCGGCTTGGATTGCGAAACTCCCGCGCGCTCCTAGTCC